TCTGCGTATGTTCTTTCGCCAGAATTGATAATTTCTCCAATCCATAAATTTTGGGGGTTAGTAGCGTTTACGAAATTTGATAAAAGGAAATCTATTACCTCTTGATCTGAATACTTCCTAGAAGTCTTCTCAAACCAATACTTATCCTTTCTTTTATTGAATGATGTTACCGTAGCACGGGATTTACCACCATATTTGATAAAGTCATACTTAGGATTAGTAAAATGACTTTTCATTCCAAGATATGCTTGATAGGTCTCAAAGGGAGTCACTTTTACCATACCCAACTAATATAAGAATATCTAGTACCACTTTTAATAGGTTTAACCTGATGTGGATACATAAAATTACTAGGGAATATTAGCAGATCACCCTGCTTTAAGTCAACCTCTTCATCACATAACAAAAATTCACCACCAGTATAATCATCATTCAAAAGACCTAAACAAGTCAATATAGGAACACCTCTGTTCTTACCTTCAAATAATGACTTGATATGATCAACATGTGGAGCCATTTTCTTATTTTCAGTATACTTATTATACTTAATAGGAGAATATGCTTCCCAGGTATCAAACCAAGGCAACTCTAATTGTTCTTGATATTGTTTAATTGCACTCCATAATACCGCTATTAAAAAAGGTGATTGTTTTACCATATCACCATTCATATCACAAAAGGAATCTAATTCATCTTTTCCTGATTTTGGTTCAGCTATACCAGTAGAATGATCATAAAACTTGTGCTGTTCAAATTCAATTTCTTTTAATCGAACTAGAGTATCTTCACAAGTCTCTTTCTTTAGAAAATTTTTATATACTCTGACATAAGATCTTAAATCATAGTTCACGGTAATATTAAATTAACTTTTCTAGTAGGAGTAGGATTCATATCCTTTGTTTCATCAAAGTTTATAATATCGGTATACTTCCATGTACCATCAGATTTTGCATTTAAAAGATCCCAATATTTCTTTTTAGTTCCAGCATCATAATCCCATTTAAAATACTGACGACCATATCTAGGAGCCTGAACATCCCAACCACCTAAACAATTAACAACTCCACTTGGTGATGCAGTTTTACATCTATCAACAAGTTCTTCGTCACCATTCCAATCCCAGTGAACACAAGAATCTACTGTCACAATTGTAGCTACAGCATTAAATGCAGTCATTCTCAACCAAGATTCATGCCACTGATCAAACATATCACGAAGAATAAATCTAGCTTCTGAAGGTAATTTTTCTATGGAATTACATGCGTCTTTTGGATCCATACCCTCATCAAATTTAAAACCATTAGTACAGTGGAATATAAGATCCAAATTCATATCATTTAGAGTTTGATTCAAAGGTACAGATGGTTTGTAATCCTTTCCTGTCTCTTGAGTTGCTCCCCACATATCATTACATATCATACCAACGCATTTTAATTCGTATGGTAATTGAAATGTAGTATCTTTTATAGAATGAAAGTTAAATACAGAACTGCCATCAGCATCAACACAATATGTTTTATTGGTTAATCCATATACTTCACCATTTGGTGCATAATGTCTAATCTGATTTCTTTTTATAGATCCATAATATTCTTCATCAAGATAAAATGTACCTAAGTTTATACCAACAACAGCCTCCTTTGCATAATCAACAACTTCCTTAACAGCGTTTTGAGATTCTTCAATATTATCATTCCAAACTTTAAAATTATATCCAGAAAGAGCACATTCAGGAGTTTGTAAAATATCTACATCATTCTCCTTTGCCCAATCAATTGCCTTAAATATCTCTATTTTATTTTTAGAAATATCCCTATCATGGATAGGTATCTGAGCACCTCCTATTCTAATCTTCTTCATCATCTACCTCCGTTTCAAATTCAGTAATCGCATCTATAGGCACTTCTGCCTCACCTATCTTATACCAGTGAACTATTTCACCAGACTTCCAACTTTTTCTCTCACCAAGATATTCAAGGTCAGGCATTTTATAATCACGCAAAATCGCTTGTAAACGATGATGCAATAAATCTAATTCGGAAATTTCCATTATTAAATAGGTAGTTTTGCCCTAGAAGTTTTCTTCATGAAGTTAAGTTGAATGGCATCCCATTTTAACTTTTCCTTTAATGGTTTTGAAATTAACTTAGATACTGATTCTACCTCAATATTATTAGATTCGCAATACTGTACTATTGCATCAATATAATTAACACCCTCATTCAAAACTATCTTTTCTATTTCCATAGAAAATTTGGCTGGAGTTAGAAACTTACTCTCTATCGCCTTTTCTAATTCTTTATTCGGTTCCATAGAGCTCCAGTTTATCGTTAACAAATTTGCTAATATATTTTCCGAGAAGTTTGATGTACTTCGCTTTGTCTCGTTCTTCATAAATTACACACTCGCCATTTTCGCAGGCCATAATGATTACCAGTTTTTTAATCGATATTCCCTTCATCTCATATAACATACAACCGTATGCCATGCACTGAACAAAATAGTGTTCTATCCAATTCCGTGGTTTAGGTTTCTTTGATGTTTTAAAATCTATTATTGCTAACTCGCCATCATATTCAGCAATACAATCAACGGTTCCAGCAAGACCTAATTCTTTACTATATAGCGGTCCTTCCAGAGCGTATATATTGTTTATTTTATTAAGATGTCCCTTTGATATCTTAAATAAAAAGTCTGAAATGGGACGCACTTCAGGTAGGTTTTCATTCTTCAGATAATGCTCTGTAAGAGTGTGCATATCGGTTCCACGACCAGTAGCCGCTTTAGTAACACGATCTGCCTCTTCATTACCAACTCTCTTTCTCCACTTAACAAAGATCTCCTTATTAAAGTGACTAGTAACAGAAGTAATAGAAACTAACTTCATTAGTTCCCCTTCTTCATCACCAGGTACAGAATAATAACGAACTCCGTCTATGGTCTCCCTATTCAGTTTAGGGAGGTCTAATTCAACATGATCAAATTCCATATTTACTGCATCGAATTTTGGGGACTAAGTCATAAGGAATCTTCATTCCAAAAATGAAAAACACTTGAGTTAACCTAAAATCTTCTTCATTCTGCATATAATAGTTTGATGCTCCGTGAAATTCTCCACTATAGAGTATCATTCTATTATAAACGTTTTTTACTTCCATCGTTTTAGTATATTGATTATTGTTAGCAACAATCAACTTTCTGAACTCATCATCAACTTGATAACCTTTCATACAGTTAGGAAGATTATCAGGATCGATGGATTCTGATGGTGGTAATTCTCTATCTTTCCGATAGATACAAGTTCCATTATCAAGATCAGGATCTGGATCTAAGTATACAACAGCAGCTAAATCTGCCTTTGTATCTAAATGAATCCACCCCATATTAGCAGGATCATCAGGATCACTAGAAAATCTAGAGATCTTTTGAAATTGAGTTAATACTCTATAATTATCAGGATCACACGTTTTAGAGTAATCTCCAAATAAAGATAAAATTCTGTGATAGGAAAACTCATAGAATTTACTATTGATTGTAGATAAACAAGGAGTTCTAACTCCTGGATAAAAACCACTAGATCTACTGTATTTTAAACCTAGAGCAAATTCTCTTACAGAGTCTGGATCATCATAAAAATCATCGTAACAAGTTACGGGAAAACTCTTCATAAACCAGATTCAAGTTTGGCGACAATATATTCTTTGACAAGTCCTGAACGAACTATGTCATCAACACCAAACTCTATTATATCAAAAGAAGGCATTTTTCGCAAGACGTTCATGAAGTCTACGATACCATTACGATCATTAGTTTTAGTAAGATCGGTTTGACTTGCATCACCACAGAACATAATTTTTGAATTTTCGCCCACACGAGTGATGATAGAATCTAATTCGTGGAAATTGAGGTTTTGAAACTCATCAACGATCACGATTGCATTATCTAATGTTGTGCCACGAATAAACGAAGTACTCCAAAATTTAATACTTTCCTGTGCCTTTAAGTTGCCATAAAGCATCTCAAAGTCAGCATCAGAAGGCATCTGGAACATATACTTCACCATATTCTTATATGGAATCTGGTAAATATCTGCTTTATCTTCATGATCACCAGGTAAAAACCCAATTTCACGAGTAGACACTAATGAACGAACCAAGTAGATTCTCTCATATGGAGTATCTGTAGAAAGAACGTCTTTTATTGCATTATATAAGGTAATAAAGGTTTTTCCTGTACCTGCAATACCATAAGCAACTAGATGCTTTTCTTCTTTATATGATTCAAATAACCTTTTCTGATTCTCTGTTAATGGTTGAACATCAACAAGGTAATCAGTATTAATCGGTTTCTTTCTTTTTATTTGTTTGGTCGTCAATCCAACCCCAATAGGTTGTTCGACCTTCTTTTTTCTAGGCATAATATTTACTTAGATTTTTTTGGGGCAGGAGCATAAGAATCATCATGTTCCTGAGTAGAGTTAATACCTCCCTTTTTCGCTAATCTTCCAGAGATACCACCTGCTTTATCTGCTTTCTTTAATATCTCACCCCATCCAGGTTGCTTATTGGTGAGTTTATCTCTCCAATCTCCAATCTCTAATCCCATAGCAGGTGTATTTTCAGGAGTAAAAAATCTTTCCCAATCAGGATTATCAGTTTTCCACTGATCCCAATCGTGAACACTCATGATCACTTCTTTCTCTTCACCAGTTTCTTTATTTCTTACAGGGTATGTTGCCATTTTACTTCCATCCGTATTTGCTTTTTACTTGGTCATTATTCACATCGGATCCATAATCATAATCCATCACTCCTTCACCTGCAGCTAAACTATCGTTCTTATCTTCATATGAACCATTTGAAGCAATGTGATCTGTTGTATAGAATTCCTTACTTCTAGATCTAAGTCCAGGACATCCTTGTGACCAATCCTTATCCCAATCGGGATTTTCCTTTCTCCATTCCTCATACTTGGCTATGGGCATATGGAGGTCTTTCACCTCTCCAGTTTTCAAGTTTTTTACAGGGTATAGTGGCATAATAAGAAACTAAGTAATTTATTTAGACCCATCCAAGTGCTTCGGAAACTGCAGGGAATTGTTCTGCAAAGATAGATCTTGCTCTTTCCACAACATCCATATGCTCTTTCTGTGTACCATGTGCAGATCTCAAATTAATGTAGTGAATCCAAGAACGGCACGAACCAGTCATATACAGACGGGTTGGAGTGGCAAGTGGAAGCACAAATCTAGCACATTCCTTTGC